ATCTTCATATTCCGGTAGGCAAGGACATTCTGTGCAAGAGCGCAATGACAAAAGTGCTTGCCGCGTGGGCGCTTGGTTTGGCGCGTGATAAAGTCGGCTCGCCTGGCGTCCAGGAAATTCTCGATCCGGACGATGGCGTTACCGTTATCGCCGAGGTGACAATGAGCGAAACAACGCCTTATAGGCAAGTGACAGTATTATGACAATGCAGGGTGCGGATTTAGTTGCCGTTTTCTCAGGCGGTTTTCTTGAGGCGATAGATTCTCCTATCGCACCAACGGTATCCGGCACGGCTACGGAGCTGGATACAGAGCTGCTCGAGGATGTGTTCGATATCATCGCTGAGCTGGGCAAGACTGTCACTTTTTGGGTTTACCCCGGCGAAACTTACAGCCCGGCAACCGGAACAAGGACGCTCGGCGATGCTACGCAATTTAATCTCAAAGTCATACCGCCTTACTCGATTGATTTGAAGTACGTTGACGGTGATTTTATTAAGGCCGGCGACATGCTTTCCGGCGTTCCGGCAAAGGATATTGAATTCACGCCGGAAAAGGGAATGAGCGTTACGGTTGGAAGTGATATTTGGACAATATTGCAGGTCTCTCCGATATACAGCGGCGAATGGATATGCCTGTATTTGTTCCAGTTAAGGCGTTGAAAAAAATGGCAACGGATAACCTGGCACAATTCAATAGGGAAGTGACGCAGTTTGCTCGGAGTATTCCGGGCAAGGTCACTGTCATGCAGAAAAAGATCGTGCTCGAAGCTCTTCTAAGGCTCGTTGAGAAAACCCCTGTTGATACCGGCCGCGCTCGAGGAAACTGGCAGGCGACTATAGGCAGCCCGGCCGAGGGGCAGGTAGGGGGCGATTGGCCTAAAACGGGAGGCCCGCCAAAGACGGAAAGGCCTCCGCTCAGGCCGGAAGATAAACAAGTAATTGCTAAAGGGCTTGCCGCCATAGCCGGACTTCCCCCGTTCCAGGTTGTTTGGATTTCGAACAATATCGATTACATCGAGGAGCTTGAGCACGGACACAGCGGGCAGTCCCCGGAAGGGATGCTTGCAATAACAATCGAAGAGCTCAGGAATATGTTCACGGTGTCTGAATGACAAAGAAGGAAATAGCCAATGCTGTACGCACCCGATTTAAGACGCAGGTGGCCGATGTTCTGTCTTTGGGCACTCAATATGACAATCAAAAATATGACAATCCGGACAATGCAAAATGGTGCAGGCTGACTGTTAAGTTCGGCGAAACTATTCAAAAGTCGGTGGGCAGCCCGACAGGAAACAGGGACCGGACATCCGGCGTGATGATAGCTCAATTGTTTTGCCCGGCAGGTGGAGATGGCGAATTGCTTGATGTGGCCGGTGCGGTCGAAACGGCTTTTAAACGAGTTACATACAACGGGGTAACTTTTAGGACACCATCAACATATCCCCAAGGCAGGGTTGGTGCAGAGTGGCAGATTAACGTCAATTGCCCGTTCTATGCCGATGATATTGGGTAAAACAAAATCCTTTGAAAGGGAATGATTATGACAATAAGTGACATTTCACAAGTATTGCTGGCATACGCTCAGGAATCGACGTTCGGCCAGCAGGTGACGGGCCGCAATTTGCAGAAAGTGAGACTGACCGGAGAAAGCCTCAAACAGGATACGGACATTGCCAACAGTAACGAGATCCGCCCGGACAGGCAGATTGTCGGTGTGTCGAGAACAAGGGTGGCGGTATCGGGCGGTCTGGATTTCGAGTTCAGCTACGGAAGCTTCGATGATTTCATGGCTTGCGTTTTAATGTCTGCGAATGTCAAGGCCCAGGGATTGCTGACAATCGATACCCTGCCTACAACTACGGACGACACTATAACAATCGGCACTACTGTGTATCGGTTCATGGGTACAATGGCGGCTGCAAACGACATTAAGATTGAGACGGCGGACCTTCCCGGCACTTTGGCAAATCTAATCGCCACTATAAATGGGACCGGAGTTGCCGGGGTAAATTACTACGCAGGAACCACCAGCCCGCATCCGTTGGTTCGAATAGGAGATTTCGCCTCAGATGATGCAATTATCACCGCACTCTCCGCAGGCCTGGCCGGGAACGCTATCGCAACAACCGAAACGTTCACGGCAGAAACCAATATCTTTGACGAGGATACTCTCGGCACCGAGACGGCAGGGGAAGGCTGGACGGCCCCGGTTACGGTCACTGCCATTACGATCAGCGCGGCAAGCGGCGACAGCTCTTTCAATGACTCAGGTTCCGGATTCGGGAGCATAGTTGCAAATCAATGGATCAGGACATCCGGTTTTACGGCTCCTGCCGACAATGGATACTTCAAGGTCGCATCGGCCACGGCTGCCAAGGTAATCGTTTACGGGACCCTCGTGACGGAGTCGGCCGGAGAATCACGGACGGTCAAACAGGGCAGCTCTATCGTCAACGGTGTGGCAAAGAACTCATTCAACTTCGAGCGTACATATACGGACCTGACACAAGAGCTTGCATTGTTCAAGGGCAGTATGCTGAATCAGATGACCCTCACTGTCGGGACGAACGGAATTATAACGGGCAGCTTCGGCATGATGGGCCAGATAGAGACGTCCGAGACGGCAAGCGGCGGGGATGGTTACGAGGAGCCGAATGATAACGATGTTCTGAATTCCATCGACCACGTTCAGGGAATCTATGAAAACGCGGCCGCTATCGACGTTCTCGATTGCTCTTTGACGATCAATAACAACCTGAGAGAACGCCTGAAGGTCGGGACGCTTGGACCGTTTTCTTTCGGAGCGAACAGTATCAATGTCTCGGGTTCGTTTACGGCCTATTACGAGAGCAAGACACTTTACGACAAATACCTGAATTTTGACAACACTTCGCTTGCCAAGGTATTTCAGGATGCCGACGGCAACGGTTACGTGTTCGATCTGCCGGGCTTGAAGATAACGGACGGCCAGAGACATTCCGGGGCCGGTATTGGCGACGATTTCAAGGTGCCCTGCACGTTCCAGGCGTTCATGGAAGGCACGGAAGAAATTACGATCAGGATCGTTCGGTTCGCGGCATAGTCAATTTGCGAAACGACTTAACAGTGTGCGCAATTGTGCGCGTTTTGTTAACGGCGGAAAGGATTTTTAGTCATGGGTAGTTTGAGTCAATTCAGGCTTGATAATGACAAGTCAGTTGAGGGGGTATGGCATAAGTTCGGCGGCGGGATCGAGGTTCGGATAGCGCGGATGCACAATCCCGAATTCAATAAATACTACGAAGAAATCAGCGAGCCGCACCTGGGCCAGTTAAGGCGAAGAACGGCCGATGCGGAAACCCTTAGAGCCCTGATGAAGCAGGCCGTGGCGCACTGTTTGATCCGCGACTGGAAGGGCATGGAGGACGACAACGGCAAGGCGATCAAGTATTCACCCGAAAAGGCTTTGGAGATTATCAGCGATCCGGCCAACGTGATTTTCTATGACTTCGTTATAGATGTTTCCGCTTCCGTCAATTTGTTCTTCGAAGAGCAGAAGAAGGAATCGGTAAAAAACTAATTAGCTGCCTGCTGTGGCAGCTTGAATGGGGCAAAGATGCCAAATTTCTTGAAGCAAGAGCGAAAGCGGGCAAGCCTACGCCGGCGTGGGAAAATATGCCGGAGCTTTACGATGACCTTGCCTGGGTATGGAACGCATTCTGGTCATTGAACGGACGCAGGCAGTACGGCTATGGGCCTTGCCCTTTAAGCGTCGGTGACATTATGGAATACGCAAGGCTCTACGAAGTGAGGAAACCGATAGATTTTTTCGAATACATATCGGCAATGGACAATGAGTTTTTGAGATATGGCGACACTAAGAACGGCGATTGATGCAAGAGGGGCGACGAGAGGAGCTGCGGAGTTCGACAGGGCTACAGGGAAGATGAAGCGCAGCGCGGGGACAGCAACCAAGTCCATCGAGAGCGGATTTGCCAGTGCAATGAGACGTATTCTGATGTTCGGCGGTGCGGGTGGTGCGATATACACGCTCAAGAAATTCATCGACTCGGCCTCCGATGCCCAGGAAACGATGAATAAGTTCAATGTTGTTTTCAAGGACAATTCAAAAGAGGCGGCTGCGTGGTCCGAGCAATTTGGCGATTCGGTCGGGCGGGCTACTCAGGATGTTCAAAAATGGATGGCCGGCCTGCAGGATCTGTTTGTGCCCCTGGGCTTTGCGAGAAAAGAGGCTATGGGGCTTTCGATGGATCTCACAAAGCTTGCGGTCGACGTGGCGAGCTTCAATAACCAGGCAGATGCCGACGTTATACGCGACTTTACTTCGGCCCTTGTAGGCAATCACGAGACGGTCAGGAAGTACGGAATTATCATCAGCGAAACATCGCTTGCCCAGGAAGCCCTTAATCAAAATCTCGGCAAGACTTATAAAGACCTGACGGACCTTGAGAAGGTCCAGCTTCGCATGTCGCTGATTCAGAGAGGGACGACCGACGCCCAGGGCGATGCTATCAGGTCGATGGATGATTACGCCAACCAGGTCAAACGCCTCAATGCAAATTGGATAGAAGCCAAGACGACTTTGGGTGGCCCGGCGATGGATGTGTTGTCTGATATACTTGTCGCCATCAATGAAAACGATGCGGCAATGAAAGAATGGGCTGACAACACAGTACAATATGCTCGTGACATAGCGGAAGGCTTTGGGATAGTATATCGGCCAGCAAAGCAAGTGTACGATGTTTTAGTTGCAATAGCAAAACTGGCTCCAATAAATATATTTGCAGATGCCTTCGATAAAGCCGTTTATCAAAGTTTCCCAGAACACAAAAAGCAATACATTCCCGGCGGCCTGCCAGGTATGAGAGGGCAACTGTCAGCAGAATCAGAGGAAGCGGTATTGAATAGGCGGCTGCAGGAGGCTTATGCAGGGCCGGCGGCCGGGCCATCGGCGCCAGTCCAGCAACCGGAGCAAGACATTAAAAAGCGGCAGGAGCTTGAAAGGCGGGTCATAGAGGATACGCGGCAGGGGATTGAAAGCGTTCGCAACCAGGATTATTTGACACGGATGGAGAGAATCAAGAGCCTCGAAATATATCGGGACGAAAACGCCGCCACACTAAGCGCTGTCGGGGAAGCAAGCAAAATGCTCGATGAAGAGATCCGCAGCGTGGAGCGTTCACGTCTCGATGCGATGAAGGTATATCAGGCCGAGCTGCAAGAGGATTTCGAGGATTCATCTTTGTATATTTCCGAAAGGTTCGCAGATACCGCCCATTCGATTGAAGGTTCTATGGGAAATGCCTTTTTCAGTATGATTTCCCAGGGTGCGAGCTGGAAGGATGCTATGACGGGCTTTTTCAGTGACGTCGGCAATGCGTTCGGCCGGATGGCTTCTGAAATGATGGCCCGGGCGATAATAATGAGTGCAGTATCGGGCATTGGGTC